TTATAGATAATGATTTATTTTATGATGCAGTATCAAAAAATAAATTTAATAAATTAAAAACGTTAATACATACTGATGAATATTGTGGTGAGGTAATAACAAGACATCATAATTATAATACGATAGATCTTACTAAAATATTTACTAACTGCAATCACATAAATTTTTATTGCGATCAAAATAAAAGATGGGTTTTTATGCTTCTTTATTTTTATAAAAAAATAATTAATAAAGTATATGCACGACCTGAATGGTTAATCAATAATGAAAAAAATTTAATTGATTTTTTTCATTATGTAGTATCAACAAGCAATTCAATACCTTTAGAAAATGCGACCAATATAAATGCATTTGACTTGCTTAATATAGAAAATAAAATTCATGACATTTTTTATAAAAATGAAGAAACAAAATTTTTAGTAAATAAAAATATAAAAGCAAACATTGATATCATAACAAATTTAGGTTATGATTTAAGTAATGATGAAGTTAATATAGAAGAAACAGTAGTAAATTTATATAGGAGATTTTTTAAATGAATTGGGACGTGCTTATTGATGCACTCATGGATAATATGAAAGATGCAGAATCTAGATCAAATGTATATCGTTCATTATTAGAATCTGTTGACCATATAGAAAGAGATAACATTGATGAAGTAATGGGGATTGATGTTGCCTTTGATAAAGTAGCACAGAATTTTATTGAAGAAGAAGAAGAAATTGAATACGAAACTGACTCAGATGGATACGACTATGACGAGTCATAAATAATGGATGAGAACAGTTGGAATTGATTATTCACTATCTTCGCCGTGTATTTGTATTCATGATGGACCTGCGTTCAGCATTTCTAATTGTTCGTTTTATTATCTTACATCAACTAAAAAGCATGAAGGTGTATGGACACAACAAGACGTAGACATAAATGGCATCCTTCATCTTTACTTTACTAGTGACGAGCAACGATATGCTGCTATTACCAAATGGGTATTAGAACTGTTAAAAGAAGGTGATGTTATTTGTATTGAAGGTTACTCAATGGCATCGACCGGGCGAGTATTCAATATAGCAGAAAATGCAGGACTACTCAAACACTATCTTTGGAAACATAAGTTTGAATTTTCAGTAGTCCCGCCTACAGTAATCAAGAAATTTGCAACCGGAAAAGGCAACGCAAATAAAGAAAAGCTCCAAGAATCTTTCATTGAAGAAACAGGAGTCAATATCAAACAAATACTAAACATGACGGAGAAACAATGGAATCCTTCGTCAGATATTATTGATGCTTATTATCTTTGTAAATATGGAGTAGAAAATGTTACCTGAATGGCTTAAAAGTATCTTTCGTGGAACTCGAAAAGAAGTAAAAGAAACAGTTATTGAGAACGCAGATGCTGTTGCAGAAAAAGCAGCAGAATTTGCAAAGGCAGCAATTGCTAAAGAAGCAGAAATCATCAAGAAAGCAATTCCTTCGGCGAATGGTATTGTTGATACTGTTGAAAAAGCAGCAGACAATGTTGTTGATAAGGCAACAAAGAAAGCAGCAAAGAACGTAAAGAAAGCAGCAAAGTAAAATGGATATGCCGGGACATATTCTTGTTGGTATGGATAAAAATGTTCCGGTAATACATGGCAAATGTCCTAAATGCAAAATAGGATATCGTTCCATGATTCTTATGGACTTTGTTCCTCATCCTAAAAGTGGCGAAGGAATTATATACATGGAATGTGTAGGATGTCTTTCAATTTATCAAACTAAAATTAAAAATGTGGTAAACAAATGATTGAAATATACGGAAAAGATGGTTGCGTTTATTGTGAAAAGGCTGTATCATTACTTAATGAACGTAACATGAAGTTTACCTATATTAAATTAGGTGAAGGTATTACTGTTGATGAGTTCAAGGAGAAGTTTCCGGGAATAAAGACAGTTCCTGTGATAACAACTTACGGATTTAATATTGGTGGTTATGAGGCCTTGAAAGGCTATATTGAAGAAACGGCAGGAAATTATGGACATTGAACAAAGTGAAGACATCTCTAAAGAAAATATCAATGCTCTTTTGAAAGAAGCAGTAATAGCAGTTAAGTTTAAGAAAGTAGACGGCACAGAACGTCTTATGCGGTGCACATTGCTTGCAGATCGTATTGTTCCTCATGAAAAAATAACAGATCGTGAGAAAAAGATCAATGAAGATGTAGCATCTGTATGGGATATAGAAAAGGATGCTTGGCGTTCATTCCGCTATGACTCAGTTATTGCTGTTTATAAATAATATATACGCAATAACAACATAGATGGAAAACTTATGATTGATCCTTTTTCCCCGCCTGTTATGGCAAAAGTTCTTGCCGGCCTAGGTGGTTTTATTGGCGGAGCAACCTTCATGGCATTCTACAAACCCTGTAATGTATGGGATGCTGCAGTTAGATCTAGTGTATGCACAATGACTGCCATCATCGGCGCAGCGCCAATGCTCGCCTACTTAGAAGTGGAAATAGATAGCGATTACCTTCTTGCAGCAGCAGCACTTATAGGATTTTGTTCCTGGAGTATTCTGTCACTTGCTGCAAGAACTCTTCTTAAGATACAAGACGAGAAGACGGAAATGAAACTTCCGGGATGGATTGAAACCAAAAAATAAATTATGGATTGATTATGGAATATAAGATTGTGAACAACGTTGAGAAGAATGAACTAAACCTAAAAGCCCGTGGCGGCACTGAGTTGATGCAGGAACGACTTGCATCATCAATTTCTGCTGAATTGCTTTCTAAATTTCAAATCATACCATCGAGGGTCAGAGATCTCGAACCAGATAAAAAAACTATACTATGGTTGCATGATCTTCCTGGTGACCCTGAGTCACAACATCTCAAGGATCCTGAACTAAGGAAGCGATTCTCGAAGATCGTTGCTGTGTCTGATTGGCAGATGCAGATGTATAATATGATTCTAGGTGTCCCATACAGAGAAAGTGTGGTGATCAAAAATGCCATTCACCCAATCGAAATTAAGGAAAAATCCTACGATGGGACAGTGCGAATTATCTACCACACAACTCCTCACAGAGGACTTGAAATCCTCGTCCCTGTTTTTGAAAAACTGTGTGAGCGGTTTGACAACATTGAACTTGACGTATTTTCAAGTTTTTCAATCTATGGTTGGGAGCAGCGTGATGAGCCCTATAGAGAACTATTTGAACGCTGTAAGACACATGCAAAGATTAATTATCATGGAGCCGTCTCTAATGAAAGAATACGAAAAGAGCTTAAACGATCTCACATCTTTGCTTACCCAAGCATCTGGCCAGAAACCTCGTGCCTAGCAGCAATCGAAGCAATGAGTGCTAAGAACATTGTTGTCTGTCCTAACTATGCAGCACTGCCAGAAACATGTGCTGGGTTTGCTAACATGTATCAGTGGTCAGAAGATTCAAACGAGCATGCTAATCGATTCTATCAGGTGATGATTGCATCTATCGAAGAGATAACAAAAAAAGGACTAGACGAAAATCGCCTGTCCTTTCAAAAGCATTACTATGATAATGTGTATAGTTGGGAAGTCAGAAAAGATCAATGGCGAGCATTACTCGAGTCACTTAGCCCCAATCCTTAAAGTCACCAAAATCATTGGTATCTTGAAAACCTTTGGTGTATGCAGCGATATCTTCGGGAGTCATATCTGTTTCCTTATCAATTCGTTCGCTATTATAAGTGTCACCTTTGAAGTAATGTGGATTAAACCTACGACCATAATAAGCATCTGCGCTTCCACGGTCGTAAGGTCCACCATGGCGTTTATCATATTGTTCAATCATGTCACTCACTCCCTAACTTTTGTTTCTTCGATATAGTAATACTTATGCCGCCGAACACCAGACAACTTGATCGTCTCCGTGCCAGCGGCCAGGACGACCAACCTCTACGCAATAAACGCTGTAATAATCTGCTCCTGCACAGAACCCATCTGTGCGGTCATCGGACTCAGAACGAGCGGCATACGATACTGATGCAGCTTGCGCTTCTTCCAAAGACGTATAGACGCCAACCAAATCTTCGCCTTCATACGCCGTACCAGCAGTCAACACATATACAGTCATTTCACTCTCCTTAACAATCTGGGTCAAAATCTAACCACTCATCCATCTCAGAAGGTTGCCCATCATCCTCATATTCTTCAGGATCACAACCTGTCACTGTGTAATCATCATCTTCTACGCCATCATCATACATTTTTTATGTCCTTTCAATTTATCCTATAATTAAATATAAGATCTTTTAATAATAATGTCAACCAGGTTTTTTTAAATAAATACATAATGTTTTAAGAGGTTATAATTTTTTATGAATTTTCCAATAAAAAATGATGCAGCTTGTCAATTTAAATGGACATGGAGTGTTTTATATCTTCATGAAAGAACCACAAATAGTTGCCATAGGTGTCAAAGATTTCCAATAGATTTAGAAAATTTTAAAGATTTTCACAATTTACCAGGAAAATTAGATGATAGGAAATTGATGTTAGAAGGGCAGTGGCCGACTAACAAAGGTTGTCAATATTGCCAATCAGTAGAGAAAGCTGGCGGTAAAAGTGAAAGAATGGCCTATGTCAATGATTTAGATATGGTGCCCAAAGAATTAATTGATAACCCTAATGAGATAAATGTAACACCTAGAATATTAGAAGTTTATTTTAACAATATATGTAACTTAAAGTGTTTATATTGTTCTCCTGTAAATAGTTCTTTAATTGAGAAAGAATATTATAAATTTGGACCAGTTCCCGGTAATAGTTGGGATTTGGCGCCAATAAAAGAAAAAAATAATGATGAATATATTGCTAAATTTTGGGAATGGATGAAAGAAAATTCTAATCATTTAAGAGTGTTTAATATATTAGGAGGAGAACCTTTACAACAAACAGAATTTAAAGATTGTATTGATTTCTTTAATACATATCCTAATCTAAATTTAACATTTGGCATTTTTTCTAATCTTCAACAAGAATATAATAAATTTAAAGTTAAAATAGAAAGCATCGAACAATTAGTTAAAAATAAAAAAATACGAAAATTTAATGTTGTTTGTAGTATCGATTGTTGGGGTCCCGAAAGTGAATTTGTAAGAAAAGGATTAGACTTAGTTACATGGGAAAAAAACTTTGCTTTGTTATGTAAGTCAAAGTATGTGATTCCTTCTGTTCATATGACAGCAACACCTATGTCTTTAGGAACGACTAAAGATTTAATAAAAAAAATACATGAATATAGAAAATACAAAAACATAATCATGAGTTTAAATACTGTAGATCGTCCTATATGTTTAAGTCCATACGTTTTTGGCAATAGTATATCACATCTATTAGAACCTATACTTGATGAAATTAATGTAAAGGATGAGGTGTTTTTTGAAGTGACTGAAGGCATTTATAATAAAATGAAAAAAACTGAACCAGATATAAAACAAATCAAACAGTTTGTATCTTATATGGATATTATTGATTTTAGAAGAAAAACTAATTGGAGAACCGTGTTCCCAGAATTAAATTCTATAGCAGAAAAACTTTTGCAAAATATCGGTTGACATTTTTATTAAAAGACCTTATATTCAATTATAGAATGAATTAAAAGGAACAAAACATGACAAAAGAAACAAAATTCGCAATCGTTTTGACACAATCGCAAATCGAATATTTGTTGGATGGTTTAGAACAAATCGCAGAAAAAGATCAAAAAATGGATGCAATTTTGCAACGTTTTGATGAATCTTTTGAATTGGACGAAAACGGCGATTTCATTCCTTTCGTGAAATAAAAAAGGACATTATGATGGCAAAGTCATTGTTATCAATCAAGACAAAGAAGGTTCAACGCAAGACACATTCTGAGACGTATCTCGTCAATCGGAAGTATCTTGGTGAGGAACCTACAAAGATCGTCACCTCAGTTGACATGATGCGAGCATTCACTTGGTACCACAACATGTGTGATGCCTCGGATGCAAAGCAGTATATGAAGGACTACTTTGTATCTGACAAGAGCATGACCAAGACAATCGGTCGTATTGCGGATTCTCGTATCCCATATACGTCTGCTTGGATGTGCCGTATTGCGTCAATTCAGAAGCGTGAGTTGACAGATACAGAACGTGCCAAAGTCACTAACGATATTGCAGACGCTGCTGGAGCCTATGTTGAACCAACAGAGAAGGTCAGCGAGGCGGTTACTAAACCATCTATCCAAGATCGTATCAAAGATCGCTCCCATAACATCATAGGCGAAATTGAGTCATTGATTGACTCAGGTGAGAACGTTTCTTTGTATGACTGGTTGCAGAAGAACGAGATTCCTGCAATGTATGCATCTAAGATCGTCGAGTTCTATCGTCCCGTCTTTGATGAGTTCACTCAGGCACATGCTGGCAAGATCGATGGTTACGAGAAGTGGTCAAAGATGCAGTTGAAAGAGCGTGCTGTGTTCTATGGCAAGATCGTATCAGATGCTGAACGCTATGGTGATGTTGCTAAGAAAGTGCGTAAACCACGCAAGACAAAAGCACCTAGCTCTGCAAAGATCCTGCAGTTCTTCAAGTATCAGAAAGAATCGAAAGAACACAAGATCGCATCTGTTTCACCAGAATCGGTCCTAGGTGCTCAAGAACTCTGGGTGTTCAACTCGAAGTATAAGATCCTTTCTGTGTTCATGGCAAAGGATCGAGCGGGATTTGGTGTCAATCGTCAAGCAATCACTAACTATGACGAGAAGACGTCTAAGTCAATGCGTATCGGTCGAAAGACAGACGAGCAGATAAAGAAGGTCACTGCTGGTGGCAAGATCATCCTGCGTAAACTTGCAGCAGACATGGATCTGCCTATTACAGCACGACTCAACGAGGCAACAGTCCTCCTGAAGGCAGTGAAGGGTTAATCCCTTCACTTTTCTATGATCATAAATAAATTTGTAGTCATAGAAAAAGAAAGAATCATATGACAGAAAATCTCATAAAATTCCCAACACAATCAGAAGAAATCTTCCCATCAACGCATGAAGAAGCAATGGATAGGTTGATAGAAGTGAGAACAGAATACTGTGATGCAATTGCAGAAGATGCTTTCGATGTTGTGATGCAGGTTCTGTCTTCCTACAACATGTATCCTAGAAACGATGAAGCACAGATAAAAGATATAGTATTTCTAGAAGAAGCAATCAAGTCAGTTGTTTACCGTTACAAGAGATTGCCGCACAATTTCCATGACATTACTGAAAGTATTATTTCTATTACACCTGAAGCGCAAAAAGAAATAGACAAGAATAGGCAAAAAGAAAAAGTAACGGTTGATTAATTAAACAACAGTCTATATATTAATAATATAGATTAACTTTGGAAACCTTTTAAAATGATTATCGTGGACTTTAACCAAGTAATGATATCCAATCTCATGGCACAGATTGGCAACCATACAAACATTCCTTTAGACGAAGGACTGTTCAGACACATGGTCATCAATTCTATTCGAAACTACAAGCAGAAGTTTGGGAACGAGTATGGTGATATCGTCATTGCATGTGATGACCGTAACTATTGGCGTAAACAAGTATACCCCTACTACAAAGCAAACCGCAAGAAGGCACGAGACAAGTCAGAGCTTGATTGGACAATGATCTTTGAGTCATTCAACAACATCCGCTCTGAGATCAAGGAGTTCTTTCCTTATCGTGTCATTCAGGTAGAGACTGCAGAAGCAGATGATATCATTGCAACACTAGTCAAGAACCATGCAGATCAGAAAGTGATGATCCTATCAGGTGACAAGGACTTTGTGCAGTTGCAGAAGTATCCTAACGTCAAGCAGTATGATCCTGTTCGTAAGAAATCAATCTCACATGACAACCCGTCTTACTATCTCTTTGAACATATTATGAAGGGTGATTCTGGTGACGGTATCCCAAACATACTGTCAGATGATGATGTCTTTGTTGTCGAGGATAAGCGTCAGAAACCATTGACTCAAAAAAAGATCGATGCTGCTTGGATCTCAAAAGAATACTTAGTCACAAGAAATTTTCTTCGTAACCAACAAATTGTTGATCTTGACTGCATTCCGTCACACATTAGCGAAGCGATCTTAAATAAATATAATGAACAAGCAGGCAAGGACCGTTCTAAGTTGTTTAACTATTTTATAAAATACAAACTGAAACATATGATGGAAAATGTGGGTGATTTTTAATGGCAAAAATGGCAATGTCTGAAATACTTAAGCGCTGTGCTGAATTTAAGAAAAAAGAAGAACGTGTATATTCTCTCCAGCAAAACTGTGATGAGCAAACAAAAAAAGTCCTTCAGTTGATGTTTCATCCTGAAGTAAATTTTTTACTTCCTGAAGGCAAACCTCCTTTTAAATATTCTCAATTTAACGAAAATAATATGATCTACTCTGAAGTAAGGCGCCTCTATATTTTTATGGAAGGTGCTCCTGGAACTGAAGGCATCAATCAAACCAAAAGAGAAAGATTGTTTATTGAAATTCTACAGGCAGTTGCGCCTGATGATGCAGACCTTCTTATTGCAATGAAGGATAAGAAAAGCCCGTATCCTGGGTTAACTAAAGATGTTGTTGTTGCAGCGTTTCCGGAGATGTTCCCTACATGACTAAAGTTACAAAATATCACAAGTTTGATGTTAAGAGTAAGAAAAAATCTTTTAATAATTTCTATGTGGATGAAGAAAATGTGACTATTAAAGATATTAAACGAGATCAAAACCATAAGCGATACCGAAACTATGATAATGTGCTTAAGACTAAAAATGTGAATGCCTTAATGGAATACGAGGAAATCTAGAATGTCTAACGAAGTTTGGTTTGCTATTTTTTATACATGTTTAGTAGCTGCCATTAGTTTTTTCTATAATTGGGTAGGATATCGTGAAGGTATCCATGATACAATCCAGGCACTAAGAGAGCATGAACCAAAAGCAGTAGATCGTGCAATAATGAAATTAAGAGGAAATGATGACTAATCAACAACAGCTCTGGGATAAGCCTTTGACACCTATGCTTGATGAATATTTTAACCCCAAGCATGACAAGCCAACCATGTCTGATCTAGTAGAACAAGAGATGAAGACAATAGGCCTTGATGCAAAGAATCCTAATGACATTAAAAAGTATTGGGAAACGAAGGGCATTACTACACATGCCTAACTACACATTCTACAATAGGAAACTAAAAAAAGAAGTTATCGTTACTATGCCTATTGCAGATCTAGATAACTTCATCGTAATCAACCCTCAACTAGAACAAGTAGTAACAGCTCCTGCAATTGCAGATCCTGCCCGATTAGGTCTTAGAAAACCTGATGCGGGTTTTCGTGATGTTCTAAAGAGAGTGAAGAAAGCAAGCGCAAAGAGGAATACTATTAATACCTGGTAATGCACATAACAAGGATATTAAATGGAAAGAATCTCACGCTCAGAAAAAAGACAACAAAAACAAAAGAAGCGCAATGAGGATCAACATCAACAACAAAAGAAACAAGCAGCATTTATCCTAAAAGACATTGAACCAATCACTCGAAACCAAGAATTAGTTTTTAGGGACTTCAGTAATGGAAAACACTTACTTATCCACGGACTACCAGGCACAGGTAAATCATACATCTCTCTCTTTCTCGCACTTTCAGAAATTGAAAATTTTAAATCATATTGCAACATCACTATCATCAGATCAGTCGTCCCATCTCGAGACATGGGATTCTTACCAGGATCGATTAAGGAAAAATCAAAGATTTATGAACTCCCATATCAAGCGATCTGCGCTGAGCTCTACGGTCGTGGAGATGCCTATGAAGTTCTTAAGAACAAAGGATTGATTGACTTTCAAACATCTTCTTTCCTTCGGGGGTTGACAATTGATAACAGTATTGTTATTGTTGATGAGTGTCAGAATATGACTTTTCAAGAACTATCAACCATCATCACAAGAATAGGCAACAACTCAAGGATCATCTTCTGTGGTGACTACAGACAAACAGATCTAAAATATAATGACGAGAAAATAGGCATCTTTAGTTTCATGGAGATCCTTCACAACATGACAAAATATTTCTCATGTGTTGAGTTTCAGATTGAAGATATTGTTAGATCAGGACTTGTTAAAGATTTTATTATTAAGAAAACATTACTTGAAAATAGACAACATGAAAAAGTGAATATACCTTATGGATCTCATGGCGGATATAACCCAACCCAAGCAGTTCACGCACCTATCTAATGGATTCATCTTTGAACAACTAGAACAGATCAACTCAGACACCGGAAGGACATACAAAACCCCTTCCGGTGTTATCTATCCATCGATCACTACAGTTGTCGGTGATGAGTCAAAAGCATCTATTGCTGCTTGGCGAGAACGTGTTGGTCATGAAGAAGCAATCCGTATCTC